GTCAGACTCTCGTGTATCTGGCTGTTACCTTCGTCATATATGTGTGCTTGGTACAGGTATTCATTGTAGAATTTAAGTTTTATGAGGTCTAGGGTGTTATTAATATCAATCATTGAGATTCCTGTAATTTGATATAATTACTTATTCTCAATATAGGTGATGAAATTATTTTCTTTTGTAACCTTTAAAAGGTTTAACCAAACTTGTAGTATTAGTGTCATCTGGTTCTTGTGATTTACTATAGGGTACAACATTTTTTTTATCTGTAGGTATAGTTTTAGTAGCTGAAACAAACATATTATGTTCTTCTTCAGTATATGGATGAACAGTGTTATATTTTTCAGCAAAACTGGCATTATCCATTTCTACTGCATCTTTACTTTTACCATCAGCCATGCTCATAGCCATCATTAAACGGTTTAAATGATATATGCGGTCATAACCGCCTATATCACGGCTTTTAGAAACACCAGGGGTAGCTTGACTATGATGGTGATGCATTTTGCCTTCACCTTCAGTTACAAATTCAGTTGCTCTCATTTTCTTTTATATCCCTTAAATCCTTTAATCGGGCTTATTTTATCTACATCAGGTGCTTCTTCGCTAGCCATTGAACCAATTTGTTTTGCGTCACTAGGTGGCATACCCATAGAACGTAATGCATCATGTATGTAATCTGCTACATGAGGATCATAACTTACTATGATTTCATTTTCACCAAATATTGATTCTTTACCATCAAATTCAGGGACACCATCTTTAGCACGTTGTTGAGCTCCTTTAGCACCTGCAATTGCTACACCAAAGCGATATTGTAAATAAGGGTCTTGGTTCTTAAGTGCAGGAATTTTAAAAGCACCGGGTAATGCCAATCCTACATCACGTGTGATTGATTGGATTAGCTAGAATTCTGATATTTCCACCATTTACATCCATGTTATAGTTAGAAACTGCACTACCTGAAAAGGTTAGTCCATACCCGGTAAACTTGACAGATGCGTTACTATTTGTAATCTGTGCTGATATTGTAATGTCTTGGCTATCACTATTGGCTGGATTACTTGAACGAATTTGAAATACACCCTGTGTAAATGCATTAGCTGGATATTCATAGATAACTTGGTTAGCTGTTAATCCAGTAGTATATGTTGAATTTGTGTTGACTGTTGTGAGAAATAAATTACTAAAGTTATTATTAATCTTACTAAACGCTGTACGTAATGGATCACCTAATCCGTCATTAGGAGTGGCTCCAATATTAATATATTCTTGTGAACCGTAAGGTCCTTCACTGCTAACAAATGATAAGGTGTCAACTACTGGAATGGCTTCAACAACAACAGGTGTATTGACAATAGGTTCTGGAGTCTCTTTTGGTATCTTGCTTGCTTTGATAACTTTTTGTGTCATTATAATTCCTAGACTATAATGTATTTATCAAAGGCCAAGCCAATTCTTCTTTGGGGCTTCAATAACTATAGGGGTTTTGCTACGTTGTATCTCTTGTAAAGCACGTATTGCTTCCATTTTAACTTGATTATCTGAACTCTTTGTCAAGTCAATCAGTACACTAATACGTGCGGCTTCGCTCATTGTAGCATCTCTGCTGATAGCTTTCTGTGCTTCTAAGTATAACTCAAAATCATTGTTAGTGGCGCAACCAGCTAATAATACACTCAATAATATAAAATACTTCATAATATGCTATTATTTTACACTATCAAATATCTTTTTCTGTTCGTTATACCAATCTTGCCATCCATCTACTTTAGTTGAACATTCGTAGTATAGTGAATAGTTCTGTACAATTACTTTCAACATGTCTGTAATTGCTACTTTATCACCTTCAATCTTTTTAAGACTTTCGCATTTCTTCATCAATTCGGGGGTAGCATTGGGAAACTTTTGTTTAACTGGAACAACGGTTGAGCATCCAGCTAATAATAATACTATTAGAAGATACTTCATTTCTTATCTCCCATGCTAGCGGCTTTATTTAATGTATCAATTACATCTTTAGGTACTGGGCAGTTTTCAATGTACTTGATAACTTCTTCTTTTTTGATTACTTCTTTATCAATGTATTGGATAATGTCTTTACCCTTTTCACGGATAACCTTAGTCTTTTCTACTATTTTTTCTTGTATCTCTATGTTCTTATTAGCTGATTGTGCTTCAGCTTGAGCCATTTTAGCTTCCATCTCTTTGACTTTAAGTTCCCACTCTTTATAGTCGGCTAATCCACCCTCAAGGTATACAGCAAATACAAGTACAATAATGCTACATATTTGTATAGCAAATTGATATGTTTTGACAAAAGGAATGAATCCTAGGACGAATCCTGCTATTGTGCCCAAAATACCTAATATAAATATTATATGTATTGCGGCGTCGGGTAGTAATGATAGGATAAACATAGTATTCTTATTTATACTTTAGAAAAACAATTTTACTTTATCCGCTATATATTCTACTTCTTGATCGGTTAACTCAGGATACATGGGCAAACTTAATACTCCCCTACTTAACATTACGCTTATAGCCATTAAATCAGGTCTACTAATATTCCTATCTTGTGCTAACGGTAAATCACCTAGTACATATTCATAATGAATCTTGCTATCTATTCCATGTTCTTTTAGATGTGACTGTAATCTATTTCTATCATCCATATACATTACAAACTTCTGATGTGCGTGCGGGTCCTTTGTATCAGATAAACAACGTAATGGTAGTTCTTTAAACTTATCACACCAATACTTAGCTATTTCACTTCTACGATTCTGCCATTCATCTATGTACTTTGCTCTAACTAATATCTGAGCACAATCTTGTTCACTCATTTTACTATTAGTGCCTACATCATGGAATGCAGGCTTATTGTTATCTCTATATGTTGATGCAAACAAATATAAATGTTCATCATTCGTTACAATAGCACCACCATTACCTGAACTAGGTAAGTTCTTTGTAGGATCAAAGCTGATAGACATACCACTACCTACATCCCCATTACACACTAACCAATGTTGTGCTCCATCTACAATTACTGCATTTGCGCTAGCATACCCTGCAATAGGCCATGGCTTACGACCACCATATCCCATGACACACGTATATCCTTTTAAACTATTCTCTACTTCAATGACACCGTTCTTGTCTGTATCAACTAAGTCTACATCCCATCCCGCACTTAATAATGAATTTAGTGTTGCTGGGTAAGTTAAGTTAGGTATACGAATCTTAGGATTATTTTTGAATGTTTCTAAATGTTTATGTTTCTTATACCTAGCAATAATCTCTAATGCTTGTGTACCACTATGAACTGTGATAGCATATTGTGTTTTAGTACGATTCTTAAGCCATTCTTCAAACGAACGTGTATAATGCCCACTCACAAGCTGTCCGTCTTTAAGGGCACGGTCTGTGGCATCTAATAACTCATCTCTTAGATTACCGTACTGTCTTTTTAGACCAAAATGTGCTATTACTAAGCCACTCATAATATTTTTCAAATCCTTCTTCTACATCAGTTTTAGGATCATATCCAAAGTCTTTGCGAGCGGCATCAATGTTCAATGCCCCACGACTTGGAAAATCTTTATCTTTATCTTTAACTACTAATGTTCCACCACCTGCTAGTTTCAATGCTAATTGTGCGGCTTCTAACAATGTACGACTGTGGCTCTTAGTAATGTTATATGTCTTGTTCTCTGTGTTATCACTTAATGCGGCTGCAACAATTCCGGCATCTTCAACATAGGTAAAGTCTAATGTTTCATTAGCACCATTTACATTCAATGTACCGCCACGCATTGCAGTTAACATAAACTTAGCGATAACACGATCCTCAACATCTAGTGGTCCATATACAGCACTTGGACGAATGATAGTATGAACAAGATTGGTCTTGCGTGTGTAATCTTTGACTAACCATTCACCTGCAAGTTTCATAATACCATATTGTCCTTGTGGTTTACAGATAGCATCTTCTGTTACATCGTCAGTAAAGTCACCATACACCATTGAACTACTGATATAAATGAATTTACGTACATCATACTTATCGCTAGCTTCCAGCAAGTTGAGCAACCCTTCACTCATAACACGACTTCCCCAAGCGGGATTACTATTAACTACTTTTTGTCTTGGGAAGCTAGCCATGTGAATTACAATCTCTGGTTGCTCTACATTGAATATGTGGTCAACTGATTTAGCATCACAAATGTCTCTATCGTAGATATAACTATCTACTGCTATTTTCTTTCTACGTTCAGTCATCAAATAATTAATTTCATCTTGTGGGATTATACCATAGTTTGTTTTAGTATCCATGATAGATACTAGATGACCCTTGTCTTGCAATCGTTTAACTACATTGTGTCCAATGAGTCCCAATCCTCCCGTTACTAATATATTACTCATATTTTAACTTCCAAAATGTTAATTGTTTATGTGTTAGATATGCTCTAATTTGATATATGTGACCATAACTGTATAGGTCATGGTTACGATGCCAACTAGGTATAGGATTAGAGTTTTCCATTATCCACTTACCTTGTTCTGTTTGTTGCCATTCATATATAGGTTGTGCCACCATTAAATCAGGATCTTCAACATCACCCATTCTAATAGTATGAACTACTTGAGTGATAGATACTGATTCTTCACCTGTATCAGATATTTGTACCTGATACTTAGGTCTAAGTTCAATATCAGACTGCCATTGTTGCTTTGATAGGGCCATGACTTTGATAATTCTCTAAATGTATATCTTGCATTGTCATCTCAAAGATGTTATTCTTTTCTGCGTTTAACATTAATGTAGGCAATGGATAAGGTTCACGTGTTAATTGTTCTTTAACTTGTTCAATATGATTTTTATAGATATGTGTATCACCTGTGCTGATTATAAGTTCTCCTACTTTCAAACCACAGTGATGTGCCAATAGATGTATAAGTAATGCATAACTAGCAATATTAAAGGGGAGGCCTAAAAAAACATCCACGGATCTCTGATACATATGGCAAGATAGTTCACGATTTTTGTTAACATAGAATTGACTCATAACGTGACAAGGGGGCAATGCCATTTGGTCTAGCTCGCTCACGTTCCAAGCACTTAGTATGTGCCTGCGCCCATTAGGATCTTCAGTTAATCCTTTAATGAGATTTGCCAATTGGTCTACTTCAATCTTGTCAACTGCGAGGCGTGTGCCACCTTTGTGTGCCGGGCCCATGTCTTTTTCTATGCGGTACTTATTCCAGTGACGCCATTGTACTCCGTAGATACGACCAATATCACCTTCAAATTTTGCTTTGTGTTTCCAATAGGGTGACAATGCATTTGGTGTCCATATCGTAACGGTATCTTCTCTAGTACCATGGGTAATCTCTGCCAATCTACGCTCATCACTACTGCCTTCAATAAACCAAAGTAGTTCACCGACACAAGCTTTCCATGCAAGTTTTTTAGTAGTGACTGCGGGAAAGCCCCTACGCAAATCAAAGCGAAGGTGGCGTCCAAAAACACTATGTGTGCCAACACCAGTTCTGTCATCTTTAACTTCTCCGTTGTCTAGTATATCTTGTAATAATTCTTTATATTGTTTCATAATTTATTATATCATAATATAAGGAAAGCCCCAACGAATCAGGGCTTTTTAATTAAAGTTTACCTAATAGTCTATCAGTCTCTGGTTGTACTGTGTCAGCAATACTTTGAACATTAAGTACAAATTCTACGCTAACTATTAGTTCATCCAGTTCATCTAACTTACGACTAACTGCATCTTCAATTTGATCGGGATCCAATCCTTGTTGTAAAAACTTCGCAATGTTAATTGTTTGTTGCTTTTTACCTTTAAGTTTGATAATTAACTTTTTGATAAATTCAACAGGAATTTTATTCTTCTCAACATCTTCAAGTATGTGTTCCCACTTATCGATAAATTCTGGTGACATTAGACACTAACTTTAGTTTTCTTTGTTGTAGTTTTCTTTGGTTTAGTTACTTCAGCAGTAACGCCTTCAAGTAGTGCGGCTTCTTTATGTAAACGTGCAGATTCTGCCATCAAACCTTTAGCTTCAATATCCATCTTAGCTGCCTGTTGACGTAAGTTTTGTGCAATAGCCTGATCACCTAACGCATCACCTGAGGCTTGTAGACCTGTTGGTACTGTTGCATCTTTAGCACCACGCATCTTACGTGCTACTGTAGCAGGATCTTGTATGCCACGTGACTTGTCTAATTCAGCCATTCTTTTAACAGCATCCTCACCCAATTTCATTTCATCTAGTATCTTGTTAAGTTCATCTAAACGAATTAATTGATTTGGTGAAGGTGTCATCAAAATTTGACTTGTCTGAACCTTTTTCAATTGACCTTCTAAATGCAATACTTGTAAAATGGGTTTGCCATCTTTAGTATAGGTTCTGTTTAATGCATCGGCTAAATGCTCACTATTCTGACCGATATCACTCTCAATACATTGAATCAATGGATCGTGTATATGCTGATTGATTGTCTCAGTATAAGTGACTAAACACATATGTGCTTCACCTGGTACTTCTCTAAATACTACTGCAACTTTTCTATCACCGTGTTTACCAACATGTCGTGTAAAACTCATAGTGTGTTCTCCTCTTATATAAGCTAAACATATTTAATGTGAATTAAACATGTTAAATTTTTTTTATGACCACTTAAGTTCATAAAACGTAGCATCCTTAGGGTTTTCGAATGCTATGTTACCCAAATTGTATTCTACTAGAAAAATTTGACTGACTGGTACAATACAAAATCTACCCTTGATATTATCTAATACCCATTGCTTTGAATTCATCGTCAATGGTGTATC